CTCTCCCGCAATGTCCATGACATCATCAATAGCGATCACCCCGGTGTCGCTTGCGTTGATTGAGATGTTGCAGAGTTGCGTAGCTGCTTTATGTGGTATTGGTGTATCCGGGTTGCACCGGCGAAACTGCCGAATGAACCTGCGGACTGGTTTAGGTTGAGCTCCTTGGAGCTCCCTGACCTGTCCCCAGGTGACGGGGGTTTTCGCCGTGATCCTGCCTGTTCGTCTCCTGAAGGAGGCGGGCTTGATCGCCTTCGGCGCTTGTGGGTGTTGTCCCGCAACCAGCCGCCTGACTCGATCTTCGCAGTCCAGAGCGATGGCAGCGTCTAGCCTGGTGATGTAAGTAAGGCCTTTAACTTGCTCGTGTGGTTTCACACTTGCTGACTCAAGGTCCAATCGCCAGTTGCGGGGTTTTCCCTGCGTAAAACTGATGCTGCCGTGCTCCAGAATGTGGAGAACCTGCCGGTGCGGTGCGCCGAAGCCGTTGCCGCCTGTGTTGAGCGGGCCCGACAGCCGAGAATACCGAGAACCGATCCTCCTCCTTGTGAGTTGAGCCAGTCGGTTTAACGGTTTCGAGGGACACGCGTACGTACGGAGAGCGTGTGCTACTTCAAGCGGGTGATGACTTTTCATCGCCTTCTCCTTGGAGCCAGCCGCCTCCGCTATGTGCCCGCAGTCTCGAGACTCTGCTGTTCGTGGTCCCGTGCGGACGACCAAGTTCTCGCAAAAGACCCCTTGCTCACCGTAGAACGACTTAGGTGCGTTAATCTTCATTCCCAGGGATGTAAGAAATGATTCGTAGCGGTCTACTTCGGAGCGGGTCCAGAGAGCGATCAGGTCGTCCCCGCACACGCGGAACGAGCCCGTGTCATTTGACGCGTACAGGCCGGCTGCTGTATTCAGTAAGCTCAGTATGATCCACGAGGGGCCTAGCCCCATGTGGATACCTCTGCTGGTTTGGGTCCATTCATCGGTTTGCACGTCAGTCCAGTCGAGGAGTTCGTCCTCGTCCTCACTCATATCCTCGCTCTCGTCAGAGGTCGAATCCTTGTCACTAGTGTGCAAGGCGGATAGCGTACACCTAGGTGTATGCTCATCCTGCCCCCAACCTAGTGGCGGGTCGACCCTTTCGGGAATGAGTGTGTGAGGGCCGAGGAGGATTTGCGCAATGTCGTCCCACTTGGAGGCTCTCTCTTCGGAGAAGACCTTCTGGTTTAGGACCTTTGCGACTCGCCTGGCCGTGCTATGATGGATCCAGTCTGTCGCGGCGGACAGATCTGCTGAGTACAGCTGCACCCGGATATCCTGCTTTGAGCCCTTTCGCTTAAGCTTCACGCCCTCGCCACGCAGCGTTTGGCGGCTAGGCGCGAGCTTCTTGAGAGTAGGCAGCCAGAGTTGAGTAAGGCGACGACTGACCCAGACTTCGTCTGGGGCGTGGGTTGACGCTAGTCGGATCTTACCTCCCATTTCTGGGAGGGCCACTGGTGCGATGAGAGGAGTACTGATTCTGTGTCTTTTGACCAGATTCGTGGAAACAATCTCGCCCCGGGGGTATGAGGTCTGATTGGCGTTGACTCGCTCAGTCATCGCATCGAACTGTGCTGCCCAATCGAGTACGTCCACTTGTCCT